GCTCAAAGAGCACAGCGTCGGGTGCTGTACCGAGAAACTTTGCTTTGTGAGCTCTATTCTCGGGGGTGTCAGGACTAGCTGGGTACCTAGCTAGAAGGTCCGCCAACACGGAGTCGTATGGGGGCAAAGGGGAGTGATAACACTCCTGGCCTGACTTCACCAATGCCTCCCAGATCAAAGGAGAAGTATGATCAAACTCCGCGCGACCATGGAAAACAAGTTCCTCAAGGGCAGTGCGGACGACGGCCGCGTCCACTACCTCCGGCTCCTCATTGGAAGGTTCACGCATGTGGAGCATACGGGAAATGGACTTCATCCCGAGGGGGCCCACCACCCTGTTCCACTCATCCGACCAGCGAAAACCTCGTTGACAGCAAGCAAGCTCGCGCAAAGGGAGGTTGTCTTCTGTGGAATCGGACTTACTTGATCCAGTGATCGTCACGCCCATGTGATGGAAAAATCCGGAGATGAAAGACATGTTGAACTTCTTGATCGTCGTACTCACCATACAGTCGTCGCCGATGGAACCCACGCGAACGAAAGTATCAAAGTCATCCAGGATGGGAGAGTCTGGGCTCAAAGATGTCTCCATGTGAGCGATGATTGTCGAAAATTCGGCGTCGGAAGGGACACCCTCGAAGCTTGGATGGATCTGCTCGTGGATACGAAAGGCGGCGTAGGCGTAACGAAGTCTGATCTGGACACCGGAAATGTTGTTGAACGTGATGGTGAGCTTGTTCCCGCTCATATTCATGGGCATAAACAACAACTCTCCGAAGAGGTTAGCCACGGGAAGACTCATATCCCGACCGGCTGTTCGCATCTTCCTGACCTGCTCCTTGCTCGCTCCGAGATCCCGGGCAACGTCGGCTAGGACGTCGATGGTGATCTCTAAGTCCTGAGTGGAGAGGGAGGTGTCCATCTTCTTCGTGTCCAGATCGATGAAATACACGACGTCGCCGAGAGAGAGATGATACCGGGCTATATCGTCCCAATCTTTGCTCCGGTAATCAATTCCCTCATAGCATCCGGACACAAAAGGAACCAGGCGGAGGTGACCGACAACAGAACCAAAAATCGTGGTGTGGGCAATATGAAAAGGAAGCGCGATAGAACATACCCCACGTGCCGGTTTGTTGGAGCCAATCACACCTAGAGCGTCCTTGATAGCGAAATGGTATACCCCGTTGCAACTCTTGTTCATATTCCACTCGCCAAGGATAAATCTCACCTTCTCAATGGTCTCAAAGTCAAAGACACGCATCTCGAGGCCCTCGACCACGGCCCCGCACGACGAATCTTCAGAACCGCGGCTGAGGACATCCCCGCTGACGAAACCTTCCGTAACGGTGACATTGTCATATTCATCAGCATAAAAATCCTGAGGTAAGGCTGTGAGATAAGTGAACCGCGATTTCTTCCCGGGGAGACCTCCGCCGTAAGCCTTGTTGAGGGCCATGGATTTGATGAACGCATGCTTGGGGTCACCTGCGATTGCCTCTTCCAGGGTCAATTCCTTCACACGAAGATTCAATTTCCCAAGCCCGTGGGTAACCTTTGAAGTGTATGACCCGCGCGCTAGCTTCACCATCACGGGGGGGAAGTTCTTACAACCGCGGGAAGCAAACTGCAAGACGGTGGAGGCAACCCGATTGTTGTTTAACTTAATCGCCTCGTGCAATCGTAGGAGTCCGGCATCATGTAGGGCATCGGAGAATGAACTCTTCACGATTGCAGACTTCCCAGACAACCTTGTGGACGCGGAATGACCAATCGGGAAAACCGAGGGGGGGGTCGCCGTGCATTCTGGCCCAACATTTCTCAACCATTTCGTACAGACTGTGGACGGGGGATCGTCAAATTTAATTTCTTGGTTGAGGTGTTCGGAGTTCGCAAAGAACATTTGCTCGTGAAGAGTTCGTGCCTGGTTTTCAGGTGTCATCGAGCCGACAAAAGCCCTATAGTTCTGCGCCTCAAAAGGTATCACCTGCCCGCCCGTGTTCTGACATAGAGCCACGTGGAAACCGAGGATCTGGGAGGGACTGTTTTTCCCGATCAGGACACTGCCGCAATCGCCCACAATTGTGCCCTGGGTGAGCTTGCATCTCCAACCAGCCGATATACGTGTCTCGGAAGTGACGCCCGGTTGGAACTCAGCCATCATATGATGAGTATGTGTGGCGTAAAGGACAGCGGCCCGTCTTGTGGAGTACTCAGGATGTTCATCTCCGAACATGTGTACGAGATTACCCTTCGGGAAACGGGTATCCAACTGGATAAGGCAGGTGTCGACCTCTACCCCCATCACAGTGTTCCGTCTCGAGCTGAGGATGTAGCACGATTTGATGTTCCCGGTGCCTCCGAAGTTGAGGGTAACCCTGTTTCCAACGGCGAATTCGCCGCCGTGGTCCACCACATGGACAACATTCGAAGTGATGAACATGCCCCTGGAGGTGACGTTTCTCTTGCCCGCGTGAACAGTGATAGTCACCATGTTGGCGGCTATCTTTCGCTGCACCTGCTCGTGGGTCATAGTCTTGATGCACAAAGGGACAGTTACGGGTTGAACCTCGCGGGGCAGCCAGTTGTCCGGGCGGGCATTCCGCTCAGCCACTTCTTCCTCGGTGGTCGGGTTGAAAACCTGGTCCTCGACGCTGAAATCGGGGACGTCATCCATGTGCTTGTAATAGATGTTCGGACCGTGAGAAATAATCCTGGGTGAGGGGGCTTTTTCCTT